AAGATAAACATGCAGAACCTGCCTAGTCGTGGTGTGAATGGTAAGAAGTTAAAGCGTAGCATCATAGCACCAGAGGGCCACACTATAGTAGAAGCAGACTCAGCACAGATTGAGGCTAGAGTATTGGCTTGGCTTGCTGGTCAGGACGATCTTGTTAGTGCGTTCACTAACGGAGAAGATGTTTACAAGAAGATGGCTTCTCGTATCTACGGCGTCAAAGAAGAAGATGTGACCAAAGACCAGCGGTTTGTGGGTAAGACCACTATCCTTGGTGCTGGCTACGGTATGGGCGCAGTCAAGTTCCAAGCACAGCTTAAGACGTTTGGATTTGATATGGACTTGGAAGAAGCGCGACGAGTCATAAAGATTTACCGCGAAGCCAACGGCAGTATCAATAGACTGTGGCGTGAAGCACAGAACATGATTGTTGGGCTGTCTCGCGGAGACAACGTACCGTTTGGTAAGAGTGGCGTACTAGATGTAGTACCTCAAGAATCCGCTGTGCGGCTACCATCGGGCTTGTTGTTACGGTATGACGACTTGCGATTTGACCAGACCGACAAGGGTACAGAGTTTCACTACAAGACTAGACGAGGCCGAACTCGCATCTACGGTGGCAAGGTAATTGAGAATGTATGCCAAGCCATAGCACGGTGTATAATAGGTGAACAGATGTTGCTGATTGCCAAGAAACATCATGTTGTGTTAACTGTACATGACTCTATCGTTTGCTGTGTGCCTGACGAAGATGTAGCGCAAGCGCAGATAGACGTAGAAAAATATATGCGTTGGGTTCCTGAGTGGGCAGATGGTCTGCCTATCGACTGTGAAGCTGGCATTGGTAAATCGTACGGAGACTGTGAGTGAGCATAAAGCCTTGGTCGTTCAGTAGAATTAAAGCCTTTGAGCAATGCCCGAAGCAATTCTACCATGAGAAGATACTCAAACAGTATCCTGTCGTTGAGACCGAGGCTATGCGCTATGGTACAGAGTTTCACAAAGCCGCAGAAGACTTCATGCAGGGTGACGCACCGCTCGACCCAAGGTTTGAGTTTGCGTTATCCGCGCTGGAGTCTCTTAAGTCAAAGCAGGGTGACAAGTTATGTGAGCGCAAGATGGGGCTTACAGAAAACCTAGAGCCGTGTGACTTCTTTGCGAAAGATGTTTGGTTTCGTGGTATCGCAGATTTAATTATCCTAGACGATGACCTAGCGTGGGTGATAGACTACAAAACAGGTAAGAACGCACGATACGCTGATAAAGGCCAGCTAGAATTGATGGCTCTCACAGTGTTCAAACACTTTCCCCAAGTTAAGAAAGTCCGTGCAGGGTTGCTGTTTGTTATTAGTAAAGACCTAATCAAAGATAGTTACGAAGAACAAGCATCCCCGATACTTTGGAACAAATGGCTGGCAAACTACAATCGTATGGAAACAGCTTTTGATAAGGATGTATGGAATCCAAAACCAAGTGGGCTATGCCGAAGGCACTGTCCTGTAACTGAATGTGTACATAATGGGAGTCACTGATGGTATACGTGAAAAAACCTAGACCGTACAAAAAAGAATACGAGCAACAGAAAGCCAGAGGCGAACATGCTGACCGTATGGAACGGCAACGCGCACGACGTAAGATGGACAAGACAGGTAAAGACGCTAACAAAAACGGCAAAGCCGATAAGCGTGAGGGTAAAGATGTTGCCCATAAAAAACCTTTGAGCAGAGGCGGTAGCAATAAGAACGGAGTAACCGTTCAGAGCCGCAAGCGTAACCGTTCAGCAGGAGGTGCTTTAAGCAGTCCTAAGAAAAAAAGTTAGTGCAACACTAACAAGAACCGCGTCACTAACAAAAGTGGCGTTGCGATGGAGAACACTGTGGAAATATACGACAACAAGGCACTGTTGTTGCGCCTCAAAAATCCGGCACAAGTAACAACTGTAATCCCAAACAGCAAGCAACTGCCTGACAACAAGGTAGCTGTTAAGTGGGGTATCAACGAAACCCACACACTGAAAAGCTTAAACATAAACGCACCTTCACCCATCGAAGGGCGGTACGAATGGACTGGGCAATACAAACCTTTTGAACATCAGCGCACTACATCATCATTCCTGACGATGAACAAACGTGCATTTTGTTTTAACGAACAAGGCACAGGCAAGACCGCGAGTGCAATCTGGGCGGCTGACTTTCTTATGAAGCAAGGCGCGGTGCGCCGAGTGTTAGTTATCTGCCCGCTCTCGATCATGGATAGTGCATGGCGCGCTGACTTGTTTAGTTTTGCTATGCACCGCTCAGTAGACATAGCATACGGTTCTCCAAAGAAACGCGCAGAGATAATATCCGGCCCTGCTGAATTTGTTATCATAAACTATGACGGTGTTGAGATTGTATCTGACGCTATAGCCAACGGTGGGTTTGACCTTATCGTTGTAGATGAGGCAACTCACTATAAGAACGCGCAGACCAAACGCTGGAAGACGCTAAACAAACTACTTACCCCCGATATGTGGCTATGGATGATGACTGGCACACCAGCCGCACAAAGTCCTTTGGACGCATACGGCCTAGCCAAGCTAGTAAACCCTCTGGCAGTGCCACGGTTCTTTGGGTCATTCCGCGACATGGTTATGTACAAGATAACGCAGTTCAAATGGACGCCGAAAGAAAACGCAACCGAAACAGTTTACCGTGCGCTACAGCCAGCAATTAGATTTACCAAAGAAGAGTGCCTAGACTTACCAGAGATGACGTATGTCAAACGGCAGGTGGAACTAACAAGACAACAGAAGAAATACTACGAGACACTAAAGAGTCGTATGGTTATGCAAGCGGCTGGCGAAGAGATTACCGCCGCAAATGCCGCAGTGAATATGAACAAGCTTTTACAGATATCTGCTGGTGCTATCTATACCGATAGCGGAGATGCACTAGAGTTCGATATCAAGCACCGATACCAAGTATTAAAGGAAGTGATTGACGAGACTAGCCAGAAGGTTTTGATATTCGTACCGTTCAGACACACCATAGATATACTTATAAGTAAGTTACGCAAAGATGGTGTCACTGCGGAAATAATCAGAGGTGATGTGTCTGCACCGAAACGCACAGAGATATTCAAAACATTCCAAACTCAGGTAGACCCAAAGGTGCTGGTCATCCAGCCACAATCCGCCGCGCACGGTGTCACCCTAACAGCGGCTGACACAGTTGTTTGGTGGGGTCCGACTAGCTCACTCGAAACATACGCCCAAGCTAACGCACGTGTACACAGGTCAGGACAGAAACATCCTTGTACCGTTGTGCAGCTACAAGGGTCTGCCATAGAAAAACGTGTTTACGCGTTATTAGACAATAGAATCGACGTTCACACAAAAATGATTGACCTTTACAAAGATATACTTGACTAACCCACTTCTTGCTACTATATTAAATAACTCGATAGTTAAAAGGAGGCTCAAATGGGTGAACAAAGTGGAGTGTCAATAGATAAACTCACTAACGCGTACGTAAAGATACGCGAGAAACGTGCAGAATTATCTTCCAAATACAAAGAGGAAGATGAAAATCTTGTCTCACAACTGGACAAGATTAAAAAAGCACTACTTGATTACTGTAAAGAACATGGTGTCGAGAGTGTACGTACCAACGCAGGGCTGGTTTACAAGTCAACTAGGTCACGTTATTGGACAAGCGACTGGGAATCTATGTATAAGTTCGTGCTTGAGCATGAAGTCCCAGAGTTTTTTGATAAGCGGCTTAATCAAACTAACGTAAAGCAGTTCCTAGAAGAGAACCCCGACATATTACCAGAAGGTTTAAATGTGGATTCGGAGTTTACCATCTCAGTTAGGAGAAAATAATGAACGGCCCTTATGTTCCGATAGAGAACTTAGCAAAACATTTTTCCGTGTCAGTTTCGACGATTCGCGGTTGGGTGCGTAACGGTCACATCCCGAAGGATACCTACGTCAAGATTGGTAATACCTATCGGTTTTGTGTAGCTGACGTATCCGAAGCGTTGACTTCAACTGATGCAGTTAATAATGAAGAAATTACAATGCCACCCGAAGTTGTTGGGGGTATTGGTTCCTTAGATGTTACTGAGGAAATTACAATAGACGATGATCTGTAGGAGATATAAATGTCTGATTTAACCTTGTTTGAAAACAATGCGCTAGCTACTAGTGATCTGTTCAAGTCACTAAATGATGTAAATGATAACCTGTTAAGCGGTGGTGGCGGCGGTGCGCGCCGCATCAGTCTACGTGGCGGTAAGTTTCGTGAGATTGTAGGTAAAGAACAAATCAATGTGAGCAAAGACGATAGCATGAATGTTGTTATTGTTAACGCCGCTAAGATTTCTCGTACTTATTACGCTGGCACGTACGACCCAGAGAACCCTGCACCGCCAGCTTGTTGGTCAGCAGATACGCAGACACCTGCACCCGAAGTGACAAAAGAAAACAAGCAAGCGTCACGTTGTATGGACTGTCCACAGAACGTAAAAGGTTCTGGTCAAGGTGAGAGCCGTGCCTGTCGTTTTGCTCAGCGTATCGCAGTAGCAATCGAAGGTGACTTAGATAAGGTGTATCAGTTGCAGTTGCCAGCTACTAGCGTGTTTGGTGAAGCCAAAGATGGCAAGATGCCTATGCAAGCTTATGCTCGGTATCTAAACGCTCACAACACACCTGCAATCGCTATCGTTACTAAGATGTATTTTGACGAGAATAGCGATACGCCAAAACTACTCTTCAAGGCTGTACGCCCACTAGACGAAGATGAGTTGAAGCAAGCAGTCGAAATGAAAGAACATCCAGATACAATCAAAGCAATTACCCTGACTGTATCGCAGATGGAGACTAAGGGAGAAGAAGAAAGCAAGGCACCGAAGAAAGCTTTGTTCGATACCCCCGAAGAATCTACAGCAGAGCCTGTGGATGAGCCGAAGAAGGTTGCCAAAAAATCTGCTCCTGCTCCCAAGGACGAGGACAGCCTGAGTGATATTGTCGATAACTGGGACGACTAGTTTAAACAATACCTCTACCGCGACTAGGCGAAAGCCGAAGAGGGTGAGTGCCGACACCCCTGTCGCGGTATCTTTCGGTATGGGCAATCATTATGGAAACAAAAAAATTCTTAAGCAAGGCACTGGGGAGTGAAGGATTTTATTG